AACTTCTGGTATCCCAACAGACACATCATATACATTTGAAGAGTTCCATATTGATATTGATAGTGTTCAAACTGATAAATTCAGTGCTTGGACTTTCGGAGATCTTGAAGTTATTGATAAGATTGAAAACCTCTTCGACGGAACTAGAACTAGATTCCCACTGAAGGTCGATGGTTTTGATAAGTCTATTTTAGCACGACGTGGTTCTGCACTTGAAGTTAAGGCAAACTTGCTGGTATTCTTAAATGATATCCTTCAAGTTCCTGATCAAGGATACATCTTTAATGGTGGAAGTTTGATTACCTTCACTGAAGCACCAAAAGTTAATGATACTTGTAAGATTCTGTTCTATAAGGGAACTGGTGAAGTTGACGTTGCTGAAATTGATACTTTAGAGACTGTTACTGAAGGTGATACTCTGAAACTTTATGATGAAAATATCTACTTAGAAGAAAATCCAAGACTTGTTAAGGATGTTCCTTCTAGTGATATTGCTAATACAAATCCATATGCTGGTCCAGGAATTACTAGAAATGAAAGTTTTGAAAGAGCAGTAGTCTGGTGTCGTCAGACTGAAGATGTCTTTATTAATGGTAAGGCAGTTGGAAAAGACAGAGACATTTATGAACCTAGAATTCAACCAACTTCTAATATTATTCAACCTGTCGGTGTTGGTTCAACAACGATTTATGTAGAGAGTGTTAAGACTTTCTTTGATAATGAGAATGAATTCTCTTCCTCTACCTATAAGACTAAGGTAAGAATAGTTTCTCAAGATACTCTGGTTGGTGCATCAGCAACTGCTGTTGTTTCTGGATTAGGAACTATCTCATCTATTGTTATAGATAATCCTGGTATTGGTTATACATCAGTACCATCGGTTACCATCGCAAATCCTGTTGGTTTAGGAACGACTCAAAGAGCAGACGCAACAGCAACTATTTCTGCTGGAGGAACTGTTACTTCAATATCTATTACTTCTCCTGGAACTGGATATACTTCTTCAACTCCACCTGTTGTCCTTATATCACAACCTGTAGTGAAAGAAGAAACAATAACTAATGTTATATATTCTGGTGACTTTGGTGTTGTTTCTGGAGTTAATACAACTTCAGTTGGCGTTGCTTCTACTGGAATCGTATTTGATCTGTATATTCCACAAGATTCATTCTTGAGAGATGCTAACCTTGTAGGAACTGCTGTTACTGTTAGTGGTATTTCCACAGGAGACTACTTTATTGTTAGACAGTCTAATGTTGGTAACGGAGTTACCTCTCTGTATGGTGATGGAACGGTTCTTGGTATAGGCACTGAGTTCTTAGATAATGTATACGAAGTTGCAGCAGTCTCTATTGCCCAAACAAATGCAGTTGGTTATGGAACCACTTATGTCGCGAAAGTAACTGTAAGTGTATCAGACTTCAATGGATTAACTGGTCTTGGTCATAGTCAATTCTTCGGTATATACAGTTGGGGCAAACTGTCCAACTTGATAAGGGGTGGTAATCCAGAAGAATATAGTTTCTATGGATTTAGTGGAATAAACACTTCAGCAAGTGTTATTCGCTCCAACCCACTTAAGTATGATACTTATCTAATCTGATTATTGTTCTTTGAGTATCCCCTATAAATAAATAAAAAACGCAAAATGTCTGCTATTATAACTGATCAACTTAGAATCTTGAATGCTAAGAGTTTTGTATCTGCGGCTACCACAGATACAAATGCTTTTTATGCATTCGTTGGTCTTCCTAATGCGACTGATTATAGTTCAACATGGGATGATAATCCACCTGCACCCAAAGATAGTTTTGAGCAGGAAAATGATTATTGGGACACAATGATTGCTTTGAAAAAAGTCAATGATGGTGACGTAAAGCAAGTTGTAAAGAAAAATACTTGGACTTCTGGATTTACCTACGACATGTATCGTAATGATATTAGTAGGACTAATACATCTAAACCATCTGGGGCAACTAGTTTATATAATGCCGACTATTATGTTGTTAACGAAGACTTTAAAGTATACATCTGTCTTCATAACGGCACAGATCCAGATAACCCCAACGGAAGACCTTCTCTAGATCAACCAACTTTTACTGATTTAGAACCAAGAACTGCTGGAAGTAGTGGCGACGGTTATATCTGGAAATATCTTTATACAATCAAACCAAGTGACATTGTAAAGTTTGACTCAACAAACTTTATGCCAGTTCCAAGAGACTGGGAGACAAATAGCGATGATGTTTCTGTTAGAAATAATGCTGCAACAAGCGGACAGTTAAAAATCGTAACTATCACTGGTCGTGGTGCTGGTGTAGGAACTGCAAATAGAACTTATACTCAAGTTCCCATCAAAGGAGATGGAAGTGGCGCAGAAGCAACTATTGTTGTTAATAATGAGTCTAAAGTAGAATCTATTACTATTTCTAAGGGTGGTTCTGGATATTCCTTCGGAAGTGTTGATTTAGAGTCTGGTAATGTTCCCACTGGAACTACAAGACCAACTTTTGACGTAATTATTCCTCCACAAGGTGGTCACGGAGCAGATATTTATAGAGAACTTGGTGCATACAACGTTCTTGTCTATTCAAGAATTGAAAATGACAATCAGAATCCCGATTTTATCACTGGAAATCAAATTGCAAGAGTTGGTATTGTAGAAAATCCAGAGCAATATAATTCAACTGCTCTTCTTTCTGCATCTAAGGCAAGTGCTGTTTATGCATTGAAACTCACTGGTGCTGGTTCTACTACTGCAACTTTCGCTGCTGATACTGAGATTAGACAAACAGTTGGTCTTGGGTCTACTGCAGTAGGTCGTGTAATCTCTTATGATGCTCCTACTGGTGTTCTTAAGTATTGGCAGGATAAGACGACTGCTGGTTTTAACACTGATGGAAGTAGAAATACTACTCCAACTTATGGATTCAATATGAATAGATTTAAGTCTATTCCCGATACTGGTGGATCTGTAAACATTGTTGGTGGTAGCGTAACTTTAGGTATTCACACTGAATTTACGGGTGTCTCGACTACAATAAATAATAAGACATATTACCTCGGACAAACGTTTACTGAAGGTGTATCAAATCCAGAGGTCAAAAAGTATTCTGGAAATATAGTTTATGTTGACAACAGACCTTCAATAACAAGGTCTGCGAATCAAAAAGAAGATATCAAAGTTATTTTGCAGTTCTAAAGAATCATGCCACAGGAAACTAATCTCAACGTCTCTCCTTATTTTGATGACTTTAATCCTGAGAGTCAATATTATAAGGTTCTGTTTAAACCAGGATATCCTGTTCAGGCGAGAGAACTGACGACAATGCAGTCCATACTGCAGAATCAAATTGAGCAGTTTGGAAATCATACTTTCACAGAAGGTTCTATAGTCATTCCTGGTGGCGTAAGTTTCAGGAATGACATGGATGGTGTATTGCTTGAAAATACATTTCAAGGCATTTCGGCAGAAGCATTTCTTCCTTATTTGACTAATAAGACTATAAAAGGTCAGTCCAGTGGTGTTACGGCAGTTATTGAAAAATATATTTCAAACTTTAGAGAAGGCGTTGATAATACAACCATATATGTAAGATACTTAAGTTCTGGAACCGAAGACGGTACTCAGACTAGATTTTCTGATGGAGAAAATCTTTTACTTGTTGAAGGAGAAACAATTGAGTTTGCAGAAGATGATAATGAAGTTTCTACTGTTAATCTTCAAGCAGGTGAAGCATTTGCAACAACATTATCTCAAGAATGTAATGTAGTTGGTTCTGCAGTATTTCTGTCAGAAGGTGTATATTTCTTAAGAGGAACTTTTGTAGACGTATTTAAGGATGAACTTTTCTTAGATGAATACAGTAGTACCCCAAGTTTTAAAGTTGGATTTAGAGTATATGAAGAAATAGTCACCTCATTTGAAGATCCTAGTTTAAATGATAACTCCCAAGGTTTTTCAAACTATGCAGCACCAGGTGCTGATAGATTTCAAATATATGCACAGTTAGTAAAATTAGAAATAGACTCAACAGATTTAGATAATTTTGTTGAGTTGATGGAAATTAGAAATGGTAAACTCATTTCTATCGTAAACACCCCAGAATATAATGTTCTTTCTCAAGAATTTGCGAGAAGAACTAATGATGAATCTGGAGATTATTACGTTAATGCTCCCGTTATTACAGCAAAGAATACTTTAAATAACCTTAAAGGTAATAACGGAGTCTTCACTGAAAATCAAAAGACATATGATAATAATACTCCAAATGAGAATCTAGGCACATATGCCGTTTCTCCAATGAAGGCATATGTTCAAGGATATGAAGTAGAAACGATTAGTCCAACCTATTTGGACTTTGAAAAACCAAGAACAACAAAGACCTTAGAAGATCAAAGTATCAATTATATAACTGGACCAACATTTAAACTCAATAGAGTTTATGGTTCGCCAAATGTTGGTATCGCCACTACATATACAGTATCTCTTAGAGACAGAAGAGTTGGTGTAAATCAATTTAGTGCTCCAGGTGAAGAAATTGGTATTGCAAGAGTATATGACTTTGCTTTAGAGTCTGGTTCATATAACACCTCTAACCCTGCTCAAAATGAGTGGGATATTGCTCTGTATGATATTCAAACTTATACAACCATTGAACTCAATGAACCAATTTCTCTGAGTGTTCCAACTCATATTAAAGGCAAATCAAGTGGTGCTGTTGGTTTCTTAAGATACGATACTACAAACAATAGACAACTTACAGTTTATAATACACAGGGCAAATTCTCTTTAGGTGAAAAGTTTATCTTTGACGGTATTGATAACTCTAGAGTTTCTACTGCAGTCACTTCAAGAGGTATTGGTGATGTAAAGGCAGTACATGGTGTAGTGGGAACTTCTTACACATTTACTGCAGATACTACACAATCCACATTAACAAGAATTGGACAAGTCAATATTACCGGTGTTAGTGGTGGTATTAGCACAGTAACGACTTCAGAAACTCTCTTTGTTGGTATTGCTACCGTAGGAAATCTGGTAGCATTCTCAAATCCAGGACTGACAACAAACACCTTCGCTAGAATTACCAGTGTTGCTAACGATAGTCTAACACTTAGTGGTATTACTACTGTTATTGGTATTTGTGATGGTGCTCTTCCTGCATCTGATATTAATCCATCTGATTTCAAAATATTAACAACTCGACTTGAGTCATCAACGGATAACACTTTATACACTCCACTTCCAAAACAAAATATTGCAAGTGTAGATTTAACTGAGTCTAATTTAACAATCAGAAGACAGTTTGAGGTAACAATCACATCAAACTCAACTGGTGCTGTTGATGCAGGCACCGATGAAACTTTCTTACCTTTTGATGAGGAAAGATATGTTCTTGTTAGAGAAGATGGAACAACAGAAGCACTGAGTTCTGATAAGTTTGTATTTACAAACGGTTCTCAGACTGTTACTATTAATGGTTTGGGTTCAAATGGAGATGCAAAGTTAATTGCAACTCTTAGAAAAATAAACGTAAAATCAAAAGCAAAAATTAAGAGTAGAGCACAGACTATTGTTATTGATAAGTCTAAACTTTCTGGTTCAGGTATTGGTGCAACCACTCTTAATGATGGATTGACTTATGGTAACTATGCTTACGGAACCAGAGTTCAAGATACTGAGATTGCTCTGTTACGTCCAGATGTAATGAAGGTATATGGAGTATTTGAGTCTAATGATACTAATACTCCAGATCTTCCATCGATTGTCTTAACAGACTTAAATGGTTCTACTGGAAAAGTTAATGACCTTCTGATTGGTGAAGAGTTTATTGGAACTACTAGTAATGCTATTGGTTCTTATATCGAAAAAGTAAATGATCTTAAGATTTCATTTACTAGTGAAAATGATACTGCTTTTGTTGAGGGAGAGCAAGTAACATTTAAAGAGTCTGGTATTACTGGATTTATTTCTGCCCTTGATGACGGTGATAACGATATTACATCTTCATTCGATTTAGAAACAAATCAAAGAAATACAATATACGACCAGTCTTACATTGTTAGAAAAAATAACACGAAAGACCCAACAAGAAAACTGAAAATTGCTTTCATGTCTGCTACATTTGATTCTGCAGACACTGGAGATATTACAACTGTAAATTCATATCAACAGTTTGATTATTGTTCTATTGGTTCTATAAACGGAATCAGTAATGCTGATATGGTTGATATCAGACCAAGAGTTTCTGCTCCAGATGTAAGCGAGAACGCAAGATCTCCTTTTGAGTTCCTTTCTAGAACTTTCACAGCACAAGGAAATTCTGCATCTAACGTCTTGGCGTCTGATGAGTCTTTACTCTTGACATATTCTTTCTACTTACCAAGAATTGATAAGATATTCCTCACTAAGGATGGTGTATTCCAGATAACTCCTGGTAAACCAGCAGAGTCACCTCAAGTTCCCATTAGAAGTGATGGTGCTTTAGAGATTGCAACAATGACTCTTCCTGCATATCTCTGCAACATTAATGATGTTCAGACCGAAACTAAGGAGCACAGAAGATATCGAATGATCGATATCGCTAAACTTGAGGATAGAATTAAAAATCTTGAGTATTACACTGCACTTTCTTTACTTGAAGTTGATACGTCAAGTCTCCTTATTCAAGATGCGAATGGACTTAATAGATTTAAGTCTGGTTTCTTTGTTGATGATTTCTCCACAACTGATGTTCAGAAAAAAGTTACTATTGTAAAAAATAGTATTGATATTCCAAATTCTGAGGTAAGACCAACTCACCATACAACGTCAATTGATCTATTACTTGGAACAAATTCACTTGTAGGTATTGGAACTAGTGTAAACCCAGCGGCTGATGCTAGCACCGATACAAGTCTTGTCGGAACAAATGTTAAGAGAACTGGTCAGTTAGTAACTCTTGACTATAGTGAAGTTGCAACTATTACGCAACCATATTCTACTAGAGTTGTAAATGTTCAACCTTATGCAGCAACCTTCTATGGTGGTTCTCTAGCGTTGTATCCTTCATCTGATGTTTGGGTTGATCAAACAAGAATTGCTGCAAAGACTATTGAAGCAGAAGGTAATTATAATGAAACTGCAAGACAGTTGTCGGAACAAGGTTTTGACGCACAAACTGGATTTGGTCCTGTTACCTGGGATTCCTGGCAGGATGTTTGGACTGGTTCAACTAAGGTGAAGGCAACAAGAAATAAAGCAGGATATAAGGAAGAAATTGAAACAGAAACTAAGACTGGAACATCAACTAGACAGGGTACTAGAAAAATCTTCAAGGAAGATTTCGCAGAAACTTCTTTTGGAGATAGAATTCTAAACAGTCAGGTTATTCCTTTTGTAAGGTCTAGAAACGTTCAGTTCTCTGCTAAGGGAATGAAACTGTTTACTAGAATTTATCCTTTCTTTGATGCTGTTGGAATGTCAGATTATGTCGTTCCAAAACTTCTTGAAATTGAGATGGAAACTGGAGTATTCCAAGTAGGAGAAACTGTTTGTACTTTTGAAACTAATAGAAAACTTCTTCCTGGACAATCCATTCAGTTTAGAGTAGCACAACAAAATCATAAGTATGGTGCTTACAATAATCCAAATAAGGTCTTTAAGAACAATCCTTACGACCAAAATCTGACTATTCCTGCTGCTTATTCAGCATCATCAACAATACTGAACGTTGATACTTATAGTCTAGCAAACCAACCACAAGGTGAATTCTATGGAAATGTATTTAATGGAATGAAACTTCGTGGTAAGACCAGTGGCGCTATTGCTAGAATTACAAATGTCAGACTGGTAACTGATGGAGTAGGTGCCCTTATTGGTTCTCTTTATATTCCCGATCCAAACTTAACCCAAAGTCCAAAATTTGAAGCGGGAACTAAGTTGTTCCAACTCATAAATGATGAAAATAATACTCAGATACCTGGATTTGTAACAACAAGATCTACAGAAAAATATTTTGTTGAAGGTAAGATTAACACCGTTCAGGAGAATCTTATCCTTGTTAGAAATATGAAACTTGTAGATGATTCTATAAGTGAAAGTAAGTCTGTAACTAAGACCTTAGATCCTGTTGTTCTTAATAGAACTAAGATTCCAACTCCTCCACGTAGTTATGGTGGCGGCGGTGGCAGTCGCGAATACCAAGGATACGCTCCAGGTTATGCTCCAGCAACGGGACAACGTGGCATTATTAACCAAAACGCAGGTAGTCTTCAATCTAATACATTTGCTGGTGGTCAAGCAGCAGTTGGTCTCGCTGGTCTTAATAGAGCACTTGCTGCTGGTTACAGTATGGCATCTGTTCGTGCCTGGGCAGCAAGAACTGGCGCTGTCGTAGGACCAAGAGCAAGAGCAGCTGGTTTCTAGGTCTGAAAAATCTAGATAAATATAATTACTAATAATAGTCAACAGATATAAAAAATGAACGTTGTAGACCCATTAGCACAATCATTTTATGTAGAAGAACCAAGCGGAATCTTTGTAACTTCTGTTGACATCTTTTTTCAAACTAAAGATGAAACTCTACCAGTAACGGTTCAATTAAGATCCATGGAATTGGGTCTACCTACACAAAATGTGTTTCCCTTTAGTGAAGTAACATTAGATCCTGAAGATGTTAATCTTTCAGATGATGGTTCTGTTGCTACGAGAATAACTTTTGACTCTCCAATTTATCTTACTGGGGAGAGATTTCACTCAATAGTCATTCTGTCAAATTCAGAAAACTATAGAGTATGGGTATCTAGATTGGGTGAGGGTGATGTTACTATCACCAGTCAAGAATCCAGAGAAGTTATTGTTACAAAACAACCACTTTTAGGTGGTTTATTCAAATCTCAAAATACTTTCACTTGGAATGAAAGTCCATATGAAGATTTGAAATTTACATTATATAAAGCACAGTTTGTAGAATCCCCAGGTAATTTTAATTTCTACAACCCAGAACTTGGTGTAGGAAACGGTCAAATTTCAACATTACTTAAAGATTCCTTGGAGTTCTCTTCAAAGAGAATTCGTGTTGGATTGGGCACAACCGTTAATGATAGTGGTCTTGAGATTGGTAATACAGTCTTACAGATGAACTCAAACGCAACAGGAAATTACGTTGGGTTTGCAGGAACATCAAATGGTGAACTTCGTATTATTAACGCAGGTATTGGTTATACACCTTCTGCTGGTTCATTTGTCCACTCTGGTGTTGCTCTAACAAGCATCACTGGAACTGGTAGAGACGCAACTGCAGATATTACTATTAGCAATGGAGTTGCTGTCGCTGCAACTATCAGTCAAGGCGGAACAGGTTATGTTATTGGTGATGTATTGTCCGCAGACCAGATAGGAACACAAACTCTTGGACGAAACCTGCAACTTTCAGTTCAGGCAACTGTAGGTAATAATGAAATAATTTTAGACAACGTACAGGGAGATTTTGCAACAGGAGTAGGTGGTACAATTAGATATACAAATAGTCTTGGCGTCACTACAACGTTAAATCAGTCTGTTGGTGGAAATGTTACTATTCCTGCAGACGGAATTCAGACAGTAAACGACGGATTGCATTTCAAGGTCAATCATAAGAACCACGGAATGCACTCTGGCACAAACGTAGTAACTATTTCTGAAGTTACGAGTGATATAAAACCAATTAAACTAACAGAGAATTACTCTGTAGATTCTACTGATGCTATCTTAGTTGATGGCACTGTCAACTTCTCTACGTTTGAGAATGTAGGCGTAAGCAGCACAAATCCTGGATATGTAATAATTGATGATGAGATTGTTGCTTATGAAGGTGTTACTTCTACTTCATTGACTGGAATTACAAGAGAGATAGATCAAACTTCTGCCACATCTCATAGTAGTGGAAGTTCTGTATTTAAATATGAAATTGACAATGTGTCTTTGAGAAGAATTAATAAAAATCATGAATTACAAGATACAACACTGACTGATAGAGTGGGTCTTGATTATTACAATATTAAGATCGACATGACTCAAGATGGAAATACTGCTGCTTTACCTCAGGGGCAAGTTGATAGATCTGTCGGAACTTCATTCCCTAAACTTTATGCAAACGAAAGTAAGTCTGCAGGTGGTTCTATTATTAGGGCAACTCAAAATATTCAGTTTGAAACAGTAAGACCTAATATTCAAATTCTTTCTTTGAATGGAACTACTGTTGATGCTTCGATAAGAACTATATCAGCAACAAGTGTTAATGGTTCTGAGCAATCTTTTGTTGATAAAGGATTTACTGACTTGAGTTTAGATGCAAATAACTACTTTGAAAATCCAAGAATGGTTGCGTCAAAAGTTAATGAAGATGCTGTTCTCGATACTTTACCAGGTAATAAGTCATTAAATGTTAATTTAAATCTGACTACGAATAACCCAGATATTTCTCCAGTTGTTGACTTGGATAGAGCATCGTTAATTCTTGTAACCAACAGAATTAATAAACCAATTGAGAACTTTGCGACTGACGAAAGAGTTGCGTCTCTCAAGGAAGATCCATCAGCATTTGTTTATGCAACTAACGTTATTAAACTTGAAGTCCCAGCAACTTCAATTAAGACTCTTGTTGCTGCATATGTTAATGATGATAGTGATATCAGAGCACTGTATGCAATTAAAAATGATGTTAATGAGGAAGCAATTTACTATCCATTCCCTGGATATGCAAATCTCAATAACTTAGGACAAACAGTTGATGTTTCCTCAAGTGATGGAACTCCTGATCAAAAAGTTCCTAAGACTGACGTTTATGCATACGAAAGTGAAGAACTTGTCTTCCGTGATTATGAGTTTACAGCAGAAAACTTACCACCATTTAGATATTTCTGCATCAAGATTGTTGGTTCTTCCACGAACCAGGCATTCCCACCAAGATTGAAAGACTTTAGAACTATTGCGTTAGCTTGATATGTATTCAAAAATTGTTGATAATAATAACTTAGTAAGAGATGAATCTACTAAAGCAATACTAAACACAAATCTAACTGACTACAACAATTACTTGAAATTGAAGAAAAGTAAGGAGATTGAAGCAAAGAGAATGCAAAAATTGGAGTCTGATGTTTCAAACTTGAAAACAGACCTTGACGAAATTAAAGATCTTCTTAGGTCTCTAGCAAACAAACCCTAAATATTACAGGATAAGTTGTAGAAATGGCGCAACCATCATCTAGACAAGAATTAGTAGATTATTGCAAAAGGCAACTTGGTGCCCCTGTATTGGAAATCAATGTTGCTGATGAGCAAATTGATGACCTAGTAGATGATGCTTTGCAATATTTTCATGAGAGACACTTTGATGGTGTTACTCAAACGTATTTGAAATATAAGATAACTCAAGAAGACATTGATAGAGGCAGAGGAAATGTTGGAATTGCAACTACAACTGCAACGACAACGATAGTTGACACTGCGACTACGTTTAGTTTTGAAGAAAACAGTAACTACCTTCAAGTTCCTCCACATATCATAGGAGTTAATAAAATATTTAAATTTGATGGTACTAATAGTATCACAAATAATATGTTCAGTGTTAAATATCAATTATTCTTAAATGATATTTACTTCTTTGGTTCTACTGAACTATTAACTTATGCAATGACTAAAACATATCTTGAAGATATTGATTTCTTGCTTTCTACAGATAAGCAAATAAGATTTAATCAACGTCAAGATAGACTTTACTTAGATATTGACTGGGCAGGTGCATCGGTTGATAGTTATATCATTATAGATTGTAATAGACTTTTAGATCCAAATGATTTTACTAGAGTTTATAATGATTCTTTCCTCAAGAAATATCTTACTATTTTAATTAAGAAACAATGGGGTCAGAACCTTATTAAATTCCAAGGAGTAAAACTTCCTGGCGGTATTGAACTGAATGGAAGACAGATATATGATGATGCTCAGAGAGAACTTGACCAGTTGATGGAGAGAATGTCTAATACATATGAACTTCCCCCATTAGATATGATCGGATGATATGCTTAACCCATTTTTTCAGCAAGGTTCACAAACAGAGCAGTCTTTAGTACAAGACTTGATTAATGAACAACTCCGCATGTATGGAGTTGAGATATATTATATTCCGAGAAAATATGCTACGACAAATACAATAATAAAAGAAGTTATTGAGTCTAAGTTTGATAATGCATATCCTCTTGAGGCATATGTAAACACATATGAAGGATATGAAGGACAGGGAACTATCTTATCAAAGTTTGGTGTCCAACCATTAGATGATTTAACTCTTACTATTTCAAAGGAAAGATTTGAAAACTATATTACTCCTTTGACCGAAAGTCTACCAAATATTGAACTTGCATCTAGACCAAAAGAAGGTGACTTAGTATATTTCCCATTGGGTGATAGACTATTTGAAATTAAATTTGTAGAACATGAAAAACCATTCTACCAACTTCAGAAGAACTATGTTTATGAATTGACTTGCGAACTCTTCAGATACGAAGACGAAATCTTGGACACTGGTGTTACAGAGATTGATGATAATGTTGCAGATGAAGGTTACATTCAAACTCTGACTCTTGTTGGTTCTGCAGTAACTGCAACTGCTGCGGTTCAGGGTGGAGTTGTTGATGGTGGTGTAAGATTCTTTACACTTTCAAATAGAGGTAACGGTTACTCTTCTGCACCAAGAGTTGCTATTTCTTCTGCACCAACTACAGGACTTACCGCTGTAGGTGTCGCAACTATGATTGGTGATTTGGTTGACTGTACTGGAAATAAAGAAGATTCTAAGGTTCAGGGCGTAGAGGTAGTAAATGCTGGTTATGGATACACTGAACCACCATCTGTAGCGTTCTTTGGAGGTGGTGGAGTAGGTGCTGCCGCAACTGCAACTATTGGTGATGGTGTTATTGGTATCGTCACTGTTACAAGTGGTGGTTCTGGATACAGCACTGCACCAGGTGTTTCCTTTACAAACGAAGTCTTCCTTTCTGGTGTTACAACTGCATCTGCATCGGCACACGCATACATCAATGGTGCTGGTATTGTAACTGCAATATACCTTACAAACGCAG